AGAAGCCTGCACGCCGATTGGTTGGCATACCATATTGAGGGACTTGGCGATTGTCAACGGCATTGAGTTATTCAGCACGCCATTTAGCATTGAGGCAGTTGAATTCTTGGAAAAACTAGGCGTCAAGCGATATAAGGTAGCGAGTTACGAGATTGCAGATTATGAACTACTGGACGCAATCAACCAAAAGCACAAACCCGTCATACTCAGTACAGGCATGGCGACAGGAGAAGAAATCTTACTCGCGCTTTCACATCTTGCCGATTGCGCCATAACGTTGTTGAAATGCACGGCGGCATATCCAGCGCAGGCGAGCGATATGAACCTTGCGACATTCCGCCAACTGAGACATTTCGCGCCGACGGTCGGCCTATCCGACCATTCGTTGAGCACCATCATTCCCGCCGTTGCGGTTGGCTGCGGGGCAACCGTCATCGAGAAGCATCTGACATTATCGCGTGCCGATGGCGGTATTGATTCCGAATTTTCGCTAGAGCCGCGTGAGTTTGCCGAAATGGTGCAAAACGTGCGAATTGCCGAGGCGGCGATGGGCGACGTGTTTTTTGGAGCAACCGAGAGCGAGAAGCCGAATGTGATATTCCGGCGCTCCGTGTTTTCGGTCAAGTCCATCAGGGCGGGCGAGACATTCACGCGCGAAAATGTGCGCGTTATTCGGCCTGGCTATGGCCTGCATCCCAGCAAATACGAGTGGTTACTTGACAAACAGGCGGCGCATGACATTGAAGTAGGATGGCCGATTGCGGCGGCGGATGTAGAAGGATAAGGCGATGAACAAAAAAGATGAATATGGGATTAGTATTGAGGTTGGAGATATTGATAGTTCTGACTTGAGTATACCAATCAATTCAAAATTCTGGAATCTATCTGCACAAGAAATGAAAGCCATTGTTGAACAATTGAAAGAAGAAGCAAAATTGCGCGAAATAGCAGAAATGGTTTATATGCCATTTCATTGTAGCGGCGAGAGTTTCCCTGATATGAGCATTCGTTATACAGAGGACGAGGCGAATACAATTTTATCTGCGATGGAAACCATTGATTCAAATCCATATGCCTCTAATACCCTCAAAAATCTTTGTAAAAATTTCCTGCTCCATTTATCGTTGCATGAGGCTGAATCAAAGATAAAAAGGGTCCCCTCGAAATCATTGCGCAGACAAATAATAGACAGAGACGGTGGAAAGTGTAGATATTGTGGAAATTATATCATTGGGGAAATACATATTGACCATAAGATACCTTATTCAATCGGAGGAAAGACTGAGATTGACAATTTAGTCTGTGCTTGTGCGGAATGCAATATAAAGAAAAATGCACGAACACCAGAACAAGCTGGAATGGAACCGAAACCATTATGAAAGTCTCTGACTATATCGCCAACTTCATTGCCTCGCGCGGCATCCGGCATGTGTTCACGCTTCCGGGCGGATTCTCGATGCACCTGAATGACAGCATTGGACACCATCCCGACATTACGCCCGTCTACATGCTGCACGAGGCGGGCGCGGCAATCGCGGCTGAGGCATATGCCAAAGTGACGGGTGGAATGGGTGTCTGCGTCGTCACGGCTGGGCCTGGCGCGACCAATGCCGTCACAGGTTGCGCGTCCGCATGGCTGGATAGTGTGCCCGTACTATTCATTTCCGGCCAAGTCAAACGAGCGGACTTGGCGCGAGGAATGGTGCGCGAAAGCGGGCCGCAAGAAGTGGATATTATCGGTATGGTCAAGGGTATTACGAAAACGTCACGGCTAGTTGAGAATAGTGATATTGCAAATTATTTATATTCTGCCGAATGGCATATGATGGATGGCAGACATGGCCCGGCATGGCTCGATATTCCACTTGATGTGCAAGCAATGGAGACATGGAGCACTGATGAGACGCAAGCCTATCCCTCAATATCAATTAAGCCAATAAATGACATTGGCCGTGTTTGCGATTTGATAGCATCCGCCAAGCGACCCATCGTCTTGGCGGGTACGGGCATCATTCATGCAGACGCGCGAGACGAATTCTTGCAAATAGTTGACATGCTTGGTATGCCCGTCTTGACGACATGGCTTGCAGCGGATTTGATTGATTACAATCACCCGCTTTTCATTGGTCGGCCTGGACCAGTTGCACAACGCGGGGCGAACCTTGCGCTCCAAAATGCCGATTTGCTTATCAGCGTCGGTGCGAGAATTGACGTGGCAATGGCGGCTTGGGACATTCCGCACTTTGCGTACAAAGCCAAGCACATCGTCATTGACATTGACCAACGCGAGCTAAACAAACTTGGCTCATTTGCCGATATGCCCATTTGCGCCGATGCGGGGCAATTCATTCGCGCCATGATAGATAGCGGCATAAAAGCGAATTATCCAGACTGGCTCATTCAATGCCAAGAATGGAAACAGAAATATTACGCCGAGACTATTGGCTCAACTTATGCACGGATTGCTGATATGCTATCTGATACTTTGACACCAGAACACGTCATCGTGATTGGGGCGGCATCTCAGTCTTGCGCGGCATTCTTCGCCACGTTTCGACAGAAGGCGGGGCAGCGCATCATACATTCGGGCGGACTTGGCAGCATGGGTTACGATATACCGTATGCCATCGGCGCATGTCTGGGGAGTGGCGGAAAGCGCACCATCTGCATCACGGGCGATGGCTCGTTCATGCAGAACATTCAGGAACTTGAGGTTGTGCTCCGGCTGAATCTGCCCATCCATTTCATCGTGTTCAACAATGGCGGGTATGCCAGTATTCGCAACTCGCAGCAGAAAGCATTCGGGCGATTATCGGGCGCGAACGAGCAAAGTGGTTTGACTTTGCCGAGCATTGACATACTGGCGAGAGCCTGGGGCATGGATGCCTGCGCGGCGCGCTTCATGGATACAATCAAGGAACGTATCACCGGCTTCGAGCGATTCCCACACCCGATGCTGACCGAGGTTTACGCGCAACAGGACGAAGTAGTTGCACCTCGCGTCCAAAATCAGTTCATGCTGGATGGGACTATCAAGACAGACAGCCTTGAAAATCTGTGGCCGTATCTATCGCCAGAAGAACTCTCTAAGAACATGATATGCCTAACGTGATTGAACTTGCCGACCGATTTGACCGCGCCCTCGCATCACGTGACAAGAAAGCCCTGACGCGCATCATCCATACCTACGTGGACATGCGGAACGATTTGCAGGATAGGATTGACGCGCTATTGCTTCACGCCAAAGAGAAGGAATTGACACGGACGCAACTTTACCATGACGCGCGATATAAGGCGCTGCTGGCACAGACCGAAAGAGAGTTAGACAAGTTTCAATCATGGCTTGGGACCGAGTTAAAACAATCGGCTCGCTCGGAAATCGGCACGGCCTTGCATGACGCCGAAGCATTGGTCAATGCCGCGATTGACCCGACAGGCAGAACGACACTTGAGGGAACATTCAACCGCTTACATACGAAGGCGGTCGAGCGGATGCTCGGCTTTCTGGATAAAGATGGGCCGCTTTACGCGCGGCTCGAACAACTCGCGCCGACCACGGCTGACAAGGTAGGCAAGACTTTATTGGACGCAATCGGCAAGGGCTGGAATCCGCGCGTGACGGCGAAGATGATAACGCGCAGCATAGGCATGGGTCTGTCTGATGCATTGCGCATGACGCGAACAGTGCAAATCTACTCATACCGTGAGGCAAGCCGTGCCACCTACATCGAAAACTCTGATGTAGTGGCGGGTTGGTATTGGTATGCTCATCTAGCAGGTGCGTGTTTGTCTTGCATTGCCCAGCATGGTAGCTTTCATCCCATCACGGAAAGATTGAACGATCATCACAATGGGAAATGTACGCCCATTCCAGCGGTGCGCGGATTTGATAATCCAATTGACAAGATGGGCGACGCATGGTTTGGCGAACTCTCCCAGAAACAGCAACTCGAATTAATGGGCAAGGGCAGGTATGATGCATGGAAGGCGGGCCAATTCTTGTTTGGCGATTTGACCAGAGAGAGAGCCGATGATGTGTATGGCCCGATGAAAAGTGAGGCGACGCTTTGGGAACTGCTCGGAACCGAACCACCGACGAGGAAATGATGGCAGGCGGCACTTGCACTACACAAACTATAACAGTGATTTCGGCACTAGATGCGCTACCAAATTGGGCGCGACGAGTTTTTACCGTCATAGAAAGACATGCCGCGACAGAACGCCCTTGTATGCTCATATTGCGTTTCGATGGTTCTCGCGCCATACAGCTTTTCGGAACTAAGGCCATTACTGAAACGATTGAATATTTTGACGCTAATCACAAGGCTTGACAAAAGCACAAGACTTGTGATACAATATATAGAATGATGGCGGCTTACCTGCTTGGGGCGGGTTAGGCCGCGTTTTGTTTTGTGGAGGAAGCCTGTGCCTTATCCTAATGAGCACGCATGTCGGCTTAAAGACCCTGATATATGGAAGGTTGTTGGCAGTATAACGCGCGGCAATCCGCCCATTCGGATTCTGATCGCCAAGAAAAACGGGCAAGGCAGTTCAGAGGCGCAAGCCTATCGCTATCCCAAAGACAAATGGGATGCGGATAAAGCGCGAAAACATTGCGAAGATGCAGGCGGAAAATTCGAGGCAGCCAGCGGAGAATAGTTTCAAAATTCAATAACTGAATATTGCTCGGTGTATTCGGGGCGACTACCTGCTTGGGGCGGGTTAGTTGCCCTTTTTCATTTACGGAGGGATTGAAATGGTAACAGAGACGGCACAGACCGAGACGGCTGTGCAACCGGCACCGACCGAGACGGCGGTACAACCGGCGGAGACTTTGCAGGAGCAGCAACCAGCGAAACAGACCGAGACGGCTGAATCTCTGAAAGCGGAACTTGCAAGGGTAGAGAAGGCTTTGAAAGACGCCAACAGGAAAGCGGCGGCGGACAGAAATCGGCTTGCTGAACTAGAGAAAACCGAGACCGAACGCCAAAAGGCCCAGATGACTGAGGAGGAAAAACGCACTGCTCGACTATCTGAGCTCGAGAAATTGGCGGCGGAAGCCCAGCGCGACAAAGAACGCGCGCTGGCGGATGCGGCCTCGTTGCGCATCCGGGCCTCCATAGTGGCGGCAGCGGCGATGAAGGGATTCATGGATCCGGAAGATGCCTTTCATCTGGCGGACTTGAGTAATGTCACGCTGAAAGACGATGGCAAGGTAGATGGCATCGAGGAAGCCTTGACCGCACTGGCGAAAGCCAAGCCCTATATGCTGCGACAGCCTGGTAAGCCCATTCCGCAAATCCAACCGATGAATCCAGCGGGCGCAACAGAACCGAGCGAGACGCCGGAACAGCGCCGGGCGAGATTGTCGGGTGGACGAAGCAGCTTTCTTGACCCGAATGCTGCCCGCTTGACGGGTGGCGGCGTCATGATGAGCCCGGACAATCCGAAACAGCAACCGAGAGGAGCTGGCGGATAACGGGAGGCGCTTATGGCGCTCAATACCTATTCTGATATTTCCGCGTTCGTGGGCACCATCTTCGACGATGCGTTGTTTGCGGCGCGCGAAAACAGTCTAATGATCGGGCTGGTTTCGGTCCCGAATGCCGTGACGGGCATGGCGGTCCGAACTCTCAGCGAATACAACAAGGGGACGGCGCGGGACATCGGGGAATCTGACGATCTGGTCGGCACGACTTTCACGCCTTCTGTGCTCAATTCTCTGACCCCCTCTGAGGTTGGTCTCCAATTCTTCCTGACCGACCAGCGCATTGATTCCGATCCGTTCGGCGCTCGCAATGATGCCGCAATGGAGTTGGGTCTTGCATTGGCAGACAAGATTGAAACAGACCTACTCGGCGAACTCGACGCCCTGACGGGCGGCACCATCGGCACGGCGGGTAGCTCATTGACCTGGGGCCACTTCTATTCCGCCTTGTCGGTTCTACGCGCGGCCAAAGCCCCGTTGCCCTATGCGTGCGTCTTGCACCCATTCCAATGGCACGATCTAGCTGCTGCCGCAGCGGCCTCCGCGACTGTGACCAATGCCCCGAACTTCCAAGACGAGATCATGCGGCGCTGGTTCGTCGGCCAGGTGACGGGCGTTGACATCTATGTCTGTGGCAACATCTCAAGCGGCACGTCTGTCTATGGCGGCATGTTCGCCCGACAGGCCATCGCTTTTGACCAGCGGCGCGCGCCCAGGCTAGAACCCGAACGGGACGCCTCGCGGCGCGGTTGGGAACTGAATATGACCGGCGTCTATGCGCATGGTGTTTGGCGCAGCGCGTTCGGCGTTTCTATCGTTAGCGACGCCAGCACGCCGACGGGCTAAGGGGAGGTGAAAAATGGCAGGTTTTCAGGATGTTCATAGCGTGTATGTCCCGGTTCTAATCCCCGGCTCTGGCGGCGGCACCATCCTCGCGGGCACGTTCAACTATCCGGCCTTGCGCGCCCCCTCGGACGCGAATGGCGGTGGCATCACCATCGTGTCGGCGCAGAGTTTCAGTGGCACGGCGGGTGACGGCGCGGGCAGCGCGTTGAAGGTCACCCTGCACCGCTACTCGTCAACCTACGTGCTCGAAGGCACTATCGCCTCGGCGGCCCCTGCGGCTGGTTCGGCGTGGCCGGCGGGAACTCCCTCGGCATACACCATCAGTGACGAATACGTGGATGCCTCGGAGTATGTCGTTGTCAACGTGATTGCGACGGCAGTCTCGGCAAGTGTGAACGAGCGAGGCGTATTGATTCAGTACATGATGGGTCAATAGCGCCAATCTCTGACTATACCACCGGATGCGATAGGCGCAACGTTGTATATAGCGCGCCGACAAGCCTGACCACCCCTCCCAGGTTTCGCATCCGGTCTTACGGGAGAGGGGTGAAGTGGAGGGGATTAACAACAAATGCGAATCTCTTGGCTTTCTAACGCGCCCTGGGCCAAAACAGGATATGGCGTTCAATGCGGACTATTCGCGTCAAGGTTGATAGCGGCTGGGCACGAAATAGCGGTCACGGCCTATTACGGCCTTGAGGGAACAGTTCTCAGGTGGAATAACATCATCGTATATCCGCGCGCCTATGACGGATATGGCAATGATGTCATGGCGGCGAATGCGGCGCATTTCAAGGCCGACATTCTGCTGACGAACATGGATACCTGGGTGCTCGACCCGAACCGGATGATACACAACGTCAAGTGGGTGCCGTGGCTGCCGATTGACCATGAGCCAGCGCCAGAGATGGTGGTAAACAAAATCCGGCTCGCCTTCTCGCGCATCGTCTATACCAAATTCGCTGAACAGCAATTGCACAATGCGAATCTGGATTGCTACTATGTGCCGATGGGCGTGGATACTAAAATGTTCAAACCGTGCGACAGGGCGGAAGCGCGCAAGGAACTTGGCATCCAGGACGACAAATTCATCGTCGGCATCGTGGCAATGAACAAGGGGCAGCCGAGCCGCAAGGCATTTGAGCCACAATTGCGTGCATTCTCGGCATTCCACAAGCGACACAAAGACACGGCGCTTTATCTCCATTCACAGGCAGGGACAGAAATGGGTGGCGTTGACCTGCGCAAACTTATCAAGGTGCTCGGTATCGCGGACTGTACGCAATTCTGCGACCCGCACAGCCTCATTCTCGGTTTCCCTGACACTTACATGGTCAATGCCTACAACGCAATGGACGTGCTGATGCTGTGCAGCATGGGTGAAGGATTCGGGATTCCTGTGCTTGAGGCACAAGCCTGCGGGACGCCCGTCATTGTCGGGGATTGGACTAGCTTGAGCGAATTATGTTTTAGCGGCTGGAAGATTCCAAAGAAAAATGCTGACGCTTGGTGGACGCCGCAAGAGGCATACCAATACATGCCGCGTGTCGGGCCAATGGCCGAAATGCTGGAACGCGCATATGCCCATGCGAGAGAACCGGAATACGAACAAAGAGCGCGCGAGGGCGCATTGCCTTATGACGCCGACACCATCACGGAAAAATACTGGCTGCCTGTTTTAGCGGACATCCAGCGCAAGATTGATGCCGTCAATGTCAAGTTTGTGTGAGGGGTGAAATGAAAGACGCGATTATCTTGCAGCAGGTTTTCAGTGGCAGCCAATACGCCAATATGCTTCGACTCTCATTCAACCGCCATTGTGAATACGCTATGCGGCATGGCTTTGACTTGCAGGTTGTCATGGCAAACTTCAAGCCGATTGAGGCGGTAATGCATCCTGGCGGATTCCCGGCGGGTCAATGGGCGAAAGTGTTTATGATTCGGGATGCGCTTGACGCGGGCTACGAGTTCATCGCCTGGATTGATGCCGACGCGCTCATTTACGACATGAAAATAGACTTGCGGGATGTGCGGGCCGAAATGGGCGAAAGCGAGATGGGCGCGTGCGAACATCCCAACCCGATGCACTTGAACACGGGCGTACTCTACATCCGCAATACCGAACGCGCCAGGAAATTTGTCGCGGAATGGCTATCAAAAATGCACTCGCCCAACGAAGACGGATGGCACGAGCAGGGTTTTTTCAACAAGATGCGCCTTGAACCAGAATGGCAAGGCGTCATTTGCAAAGTGTCTGACAAATGGAACGCGACCTATGTCGCAGGCACAGATTGCGCCGACGCGGTGGTCAAGGGTTATCACGGCGGGCCGGATTTCACGGCGCTGATGAGATTTCAGGCGATGCAGGCGGACTTGGCCCGCGTCGTCTAGCAGGAGTGAAACATGAGCAACTTTTTAGGCGCGGGGACAAACCATATCGGCCAGGTCGGCGGCGCGGAAAAAATTGTCGCGGCCACGCCAGTTCTGACGGCGGGAACGGCCTACACGGCCAAAGATGCCGTGGGCGGCAAACTGACGTTTGCGAATGTCATACCTTCGGATGGCTTGAGCGGAATCTTGCAGGCTGTCACCGTCATTGACAAGGATTCCGAAGCCGCTGAATTGATGTTGGTGCTTTTCAACCAAGACTTTACCGCAAGTACCAATGAAGCAGCTTTCGACCCATCCGATGCCGACCTTGCGAATGTCATTGCTAAAGTGACAATTGCAGCCAGTGATTACACGGCCTTCAATGACAATAGCGTGGCACAGGTCAGGAATCTCGGATTGCCTTTTACCCTTGCTGGGACTACCACATCTATAAGTGGTCAAATGATGTGTACTGGCACGCCGACTTATACCGCCACATCTGATTTGATTGTGAAGTTACATATCATGCTGGATTAAGTTTGATGTTTCATTTACGACTACCCGCTTTGAATCAAGACGATAAGTTGCCCTATTCGATTAATTTCGCCAATGTGATTAATGGCGTAATGCCATATCCGTGGCTATCTAATGCGGCGTGGGCGATTTCTGGCGGAAAAGCCATTGGTACACCTGTGTTGGGTGCCGAAATTCATGTTCAGGCCAATGCAGCCAGCGATCCAAATTCGAATGAGGCGAATGCAACAACGGGATGGGCTGCTTCAGGAGTGCCAGCGGCAACGCTTACCTCTGATGGTGCCGCCCCACAAGTCGGAACTTATAATCTGAAGGCCGCCAGTGCCGGAGCCGGATCGGGCAGAATAGAATATGCTTTCACATCTGTCGTCGGAACATGGTATCGCCTAACTTGTGGCGGGAAGCGTGTCGGTGCATTAACGACGCTATGGTCGGCTTGGGCAAATGTGTTCAATAGTGCGTCTAACCAATCACTCGCCCTGGCGTGGACAAATTATATTTTTACATTTAGAACAACAACGACCGCTCCGGTTATTCGTCTGTATGTTTCTGGTGCATCGGACGATGAAGGCCACACAGACAATTTTAGCCTAAAACCCATCACCTATTCATCTATGTTGCAATTGGCGAATTTTGGCAAAACTAGCATCGCGGAATACGCCACGGTCACGTTGGGAACAATCAACCCGAATTTTGCGCAATGTGGGGTAGCTGCACTTTGGGATAACGCATCCAATCCGCAGAATGGATTGATAGCTTATCACGATGGGACAAATGCGGTTTTGGAAAAGGTCTTGGCAGGAGTTCCAACAGCGATCATCAATGTGGCAACCGCATATACAGCAGGCCGATCCGTCAAAATGATTGTATCTGGAGCGAATGTATCTTTGTGGTATGGCGTGCCTGGAAGCGAGGTTCAAGTTGGCACGACGCAAACTGTTTCAGATACAGCTATCATTAACAATAAATTGCATGGGATGTTTAGCACGAGCAGCGTCAATAGTATCGGGAGATTCGGAATCCAGAGGACGTGATGGCTCGCGCCATCTTTTCTGTGGAAATAAGAAATGCAAATCCCGTATTGCCCGATATGGCATCGTTGTATGAATATGAGAACGAGAATATACGGGATGGCTGTGGATATAGTTGCATTGGGTATTGCCCACAATTAGGACGGGCGCTAGTTCTGGTAGATACGAGTGCGGCGCAAATTGCCGCAATGAAAGCGAGCGCCGAATACATTTGGCTTGAGGACATTAATAATCTAAATGATTCATTGATATGGAAGCGTATCAAGCGCGGAGTAGTTGAGCCGCCCGCCTTGCTTTATCAAGTGACGGCGCTTTCTGATTCTGGAATCGGCTCATTGCGTGAGGCATTGGAGGCCATCAGGCCAAGAATTGTTGTGTTTGCGACTAGTGGCAACATAGAATTGATTCGGCCTATTGTTGTGACAAATCCGCATTTGATTATTTCGGGCGTAACGGCTCCGGGTGGCGGAATTTGCATCAAGGGCGCTGGTATTATTATCATGGCAAACGACGTCATGATTAGATACACGAGATTCAGGCCGGGCGCAAACGGAGTCACGGATGGAATTATCATCAATCCACCTGCCCGCGATGTTGTTCTTGACCATTGTAGTTTCTCGTGGGCTGTAGACGAAAATGTTGACATCGGGTTAGTACACGATATTGAGGTTAGCTGGTGCATCATCTCAGAAGCATTGAATAATGCAGGCCATCCAAAGGGGCTGCATTCGTGCGGGTTGATTGTGGGTAATTCAGATAGAATTTCAATTCGTCATTGCCTGTTTGCCTGCAATAATCAGCGCAACCCGTATCTGGACAGCGGGCGAGTGGACATCATCAATAATATCATGTATATCGCAGGCGAGACGGCGGCGCAAATAACGGACGCGAAAGGATTGACCCAAGTCAACTTCATCGGCAATTATCAGCGATTCTCATCCAAGATTCCTGCCGAGGCAAGAAATTATGTATGGTCATACGGCGAGGATGCGATTCAGATTTATAGGAATGACAACATTGCGGAAAGCGTTGAGAGCGAGATATTTAGAGCGCCATTCGGCTATCCCGACATTGGGCAATACATGGTGGATGTCCCATTCCCGTTATTGATTGGCGGGGAAATACAAAGTGCAGAGGATGCTTACGCCGCCGTTTTGGCGGGCGCTGGTGCGACATTGCCAGCACGCGACAGCGTGGATGCCAGAATTGTGCGGCAAGTCATTGACCAGACAGGTGGACTTATTGATAATCCGTCAGAAGTGGGCGGATGGCCTGAATTATAGAGGTACATAATGTCACGCACGGAACTTGCAACATTACGCGAACGGTTGCGCGGATATACCGAAGCAGGTAGTGCCGATTATACGGTGGGGACGACATCGTTCTGGGGCGATGCCTTGCTTGATGAAGTGCTAGATCGCCATCGCGCCGACGTGTGGTTTGAACTACTAGTACCACAAATTTCGTACATTGGCGGCGGCTCCGTCGCCTATTACGACTATTACAGCGGCCATGCCAACTATGAGGAAACGAGCGGCGGCACATCCATCTTTCAGGTGCAAGACGCGGTAGGCGACACGCAAGGTACAAGTACCTGGACTGCTGACTACCAGCGCGGGCGTGTCACTTTCACCAGCGATACCGATGGCAGCGCGATGTACGTGACAGGCCGTTCCTACAATCTCGAAGGCGCGGCGGCGGACATATGGCGACAGAAAGCGGCGCATTACGCCAACGCCTACGATGTATCTACGGATAATCATACTCTGAATAGAAGTCAACTTGTCAAACACTGCCGCGAGATGGCGGATTATTACCAGGCATTGTCTGGCTCTGGCGGACAGGGCATTACGACTGTCCAAACTTGCCGAAGCGATGAGGTTGCGTGAGGGGAGAATGAAAGCTCAGGACAAAATACAAGAGAAGCCAATTGAGAAACCAATCGAGAAGCCGAAATTACCTGTGCCGGATTGGGGCATCTGCGCCTATGTGGCACAGAAGTTTGTATTTGAGAACAAGGGAAACACTATTCTAGTGGCGAATAAGCAGGACGAAAAGCAAGCGAAAATCTGGCTGGATATGTTCATCAAGATGATGGGCGAAAAAGCAGCGCCAATGCTTGTGACAGGCCGCGAAGTCCAGCAAGCCTACCTGACATTGAGATGAGTATTCCGACTTCTGAAATAACACAACTGCGAACCGACTTAGAAGCCATCGCGTTGCCCGATACCGTCAATATATTGACGGGCACGCTAACTGCCGATGGGGCAGGGGGACAAACGATGACATGGGGCACGACTGGTACTAGCATCGCTTGTCGGATGGACTTCACGGGTGGCATCGAGGTTCTGGCGGCTGGCGCACTGTCGCCCTACTCGACCTGGAAATTGACGCTTCCGAATAGTGCGACCATCACAACCAGCAATCGAGTTGAACATAGCGGGCATACCTACAACGTGATTACGGTGGACGAAGATAAATCGTGGGCGGCTTGCAAGCGATGCGAGCTGACCAGGGTATCATGACATGGCGATTCGGGCCTATTCGGTTCTGAGTACAAAGCAAACTAAGATAACGCTTGATAATCGTAAGCTGGAAAAGCTGGCGAAAGAATTGCCAGAAAAGGCATACAAGGTTGTGCGACAAGTGGCTTTCAATGGTGAAGGATATGCCAAAATGAGAGCGAGAGTGGACACCAGTGCAATGCAGAATAGTATCCATGTCGTCACCAGCCAGGGCGAGACGGATTACGAAAAGGCAGCGGCGGCGGCGCAATCGGCGGCAAGCGGGCGAGGCAAAACGATTAATTTGACGCAAGTTCCAAAGCCAGAAGGGAAAATTGCCGCTTCATGGGGACCGGCGGTTGATTATTCTATATGGATCGAGTTTGGAACAAGCCGAATGCCAGCATACCCATTTATGTATCCATCTGCCGTTCTTGCCGAAAAAGACTTGATTAAGTTACTCAAAGAGGAATTGCTCAAAGGATGAGCCTACAAAATGCATTGGCGAGCGCAATCTACGGAACCATCACGAGTGCCACGGCGGTAACGAGTTTGCTGGCTGGCACAACGTCGGTCTATTACATGCGTGCACCTGATAACGCGACATTGCCTTATATCGTCTTCAACTTTCAGGCGATGCCTGAGCCAAACGAATCGGCGCATCGCGTCGTCAATGCGGATGCGCTCATCAAATGCTATAGCGGCGCGAGTGCATTGGCGGCAGGCAGCATCAATGTCCAGGTTGACCCGTTGTTCGATGCTAAAATATTGATCATTACGGGTTGGACGAATATCAGAACCGAGCGCGTTGAAGAAGTCGCGTTGGTTGAGGAAATACCAAACGGGTCGCCCGTTTGGATGAGCGGGGGAATCTACAGGATTTCCACAGAAAAAACGTAGGAGGCTATTATGGCGGAATATGCAGGGAGTGCGTGTGTCATTCAGTGGATTCAAAACAGAACCGGCGCGCCGGGCACGCTGGACTTGTCGGCGCACACGCGGTCAGTCACGGTCGAATCCACCCAGGAAACTATTGACGCCACGGCGGGACAGGATGCAAACCTGAATTTCCTGACCTCATTCGTGGATTGGACGGTGACATGGAACGGCGTAGCACAGAACAACGCCGCCAGTCTGGGTACGTCCATCGGCTCGGCGTTACAACCTGGCGTGGCCGGCACCGTCGTCGTGGAGCCGTTCGGGACGGCGGTGGGCGGAGAGAAATACACCTTGCCCGCTTTCGTGTCGTCGTCGTCTCACGAGTTTCCATATGACGACGTGGCCGTGCTGACGGCAGAATGGAAACCGAGCGCGGGTCAAACGATGACATACGGCACCACCACAGCCTAAACGAGAGGGAGGGGTAAACAATGCCTAGCGTCACCTTGCGTGGTGGCCGCGTGATTGAGTATGACTACCACAAAGTCAAGCGGCTGGAATACCTGAATCTGTTCGATAATGCGTCTACTGCCGAACAGGAAGAGACGCTTGTCGCCCGCGCCTGCGGATTGTCCATAGATGAGATGCGCGAGTTGTCTATGGCCGATTGGCGCAGAGTCATCCATGGTTTTTACCAGAATGTGCGCGAGGCCGATGCCGACCCAAAAAAACAAGAATTGGGCGAGACGTCTACCTAGCCCTATGCGGCAAGGGCGAACTATCCGAGCAGGATTGGTGGCGATTCTGGCGCTGGACGATTGCCGAGGAAACGGGCTGGACGCTCGAATATATTGACGGCCTTTCCATCGGTGATTTCCACGACTTTCTTGCCATACGCGACGCGAAAGCCAAAGCGAAAAGGTCGGCACCCAAACCGCCAACTCGTAGCCGCCGGAGACGATAAGATTGGCTGAACGAATTGCGCAACTATATGCCGAAGTCGGCGCGGATACCAGCAAGCTCCAAAGTGGGCTTGACGATGTATCGCGTAAGCTCGGCACGGTTGCGAAAGATTTCCAGAAAACCTCGCTTGAACCAACCGTCAAGACCGATAAGGCGCAGGGCGGTATGGACAAGCTTGTTGACGGTTTGGGGAAATTCAAGTGGGCGGTGGATGGCGCGAAAACGATGCTGTCTGCCTTTACCGACACGATTGAGAAAGCATTCGAATTCGGCAAAGAGGGCGCGCAGATTATCCAGCTCAACAAATCATTCGATACATTGATGGGTTCGGAAGAACGCGCCGTGAAAATGGAGAAGGAATTAAGGGCGGCGGTACATGATACGATGGATGGAGAACAAGCGCGGGCCGCCGTGATTAGAATGCTGACAGGAGCCGAGGGTGCATTCGCGGACAAAATCAAAGAATCCGCTCCGATGCTGTTTGAGATGGCGGCGGCTTCGGCCAAACTCAATCCTCTGTTGGGCGACACCAATTCTGTATTGGAGGCAATGAGCCAATCCCTTGAAATGGGAACCTCCAGAGGATTGAAACGTTACGGCATCATCGTTGACCAAGCCAAAGCTGAGACAGAATTTGCCAAGAATGTTGGCAAGACTACAGCCGAATTGAGCGAGGAAGAAAAGAAACTCGCGTTACTCAATGGCGCGTTGGAATACCACGACACATTAATGCGGCAAGTCGGCGGCTCAACAGAAAGCGCGGTTGACCCGTTCAAGCGACTTGAAGCAGCAATAGATGATGTAGGTGATAAGGCCAAAACTTCTCTCGCGCCAAGTTTGGCGGATGCCGCCGAAGCTATGGCGCTGTTCATAACTTGGAGTGATAAACTTGCTGCCACCCACGAAGAACATGCCCAACAAGTTCTCAAGACGGCGGATAGTTATGAGGAATACACCGCCGAAATCGCCCGCTCTTATGGCGTGCGGGATGCCTATATCAATCAAAACGGGGATTTGGCATACGGAGAAATCCAAGTCTTGCAAAAAAACGTCGCGTTGACCAAATCCCAATGGGATGGCGTGAAAGCAGCGGAGGCGGCTGTCAGAAGCTATGGCAGCACCATTTCGGCGCTGGACGATTACGGTGTGAGACTGCTTAGAACGGCGGATAATGTCGAGACATTGAACCAGGCACAAGCAAGGCAGGCCAAAGCGATGGCGGCACAGCGCGGTGACTTGATTAGCATAGCGCAATCATTGATGCAGACTGGATTAGACGCAAGTGAATTTGTTGAATTCTCTACAACTAATCAAAAAGAGATTGATAAACTCATCAAAAAGAACCAAGAATATTACAAGATGCAGGGCAAAATCAAACCATTGTCAATGGAAGGCTTGGAGGATGCCTACAAGAATTTATCTCGCGCGATGGAAGATGTGAAGAACGGAAACAAGGCGGCCCGGACCGAAGTTGAGAAATGGGATGCAATCATCGGTGGGCGGGGGCCAAAACAGTTCTATGATTACTCAAAAGCCATTGATGAAAACAACGCCAAGATAAAAGACCTGCAAATCAAAGAGCAGGAACGATATTCTGCATTGCATTTGGCATCGCAGCAAGCCGTGCTGGATACGATGGCCGAGCGATTCGCCAAAGACGATTGGGCCGAGGCCGAGGTAACGGCTTACACGAGGGCGGCACAGGCAATGGGATTGATGACACCCGCGCAGGCGGCGCAGGCCACGCAATTGGCGGTACTCAATGCGTCCTATGACTCAGGCAAAATCAGCGCGGATGCCTATGCCAGCGCGTTGATAGCCAATCAGCAGGCGACCAATGACGCGACTCTGGCGGCGACTAATTACAGCAATACCGTGTCCACCAAAATGGCGCAGCCCAAGCGATATGTCGAGGACGCGACGGACGCCTTCGGCGGATTGGCGACCGTCATCGAAACTGATTTAAACCGCGTTATCGGGGCGGGTCCAGGCGGGTTCATAGCCGACCTGGACGACATCCAGCGCATTTCGGCAAGTTCATCCGGCAAAATCGCAGACCCGTTGGAAGAGACGGGCTTTCGGATTCGCGGCGCATTTGCCGAGGCGGGCGGCGCGGTGGGTGGTGTTGTGGGTGGATTGGATGAAATCCAGCGGATGAATAACATGAAAGTGGAAGTGACTGTCACTACCCACCATTACGACATTTATCACGAGGCGAACGCCGCGCCAGAACCCACGACCGGCGGCGGTGGTGGTGGGGGCGGTGGAGGCGGCGGCTGGATTCCAGAACAACTCGGTGGAGCTGCGCCACCTTCCGGTAAGGTCAAATTGCATCCTGGCGATTACGTCATCGGGCCGAGCGTGCGAAGCGGGACACGCCCATTGCCACAGATGGCGCTTGAGTCAGGCGGATGGGCCGCGCTGGGCGAGCAGATGGGAGCAGGCGGATTATACATTGCATCCGGCGCAATTGTCATCAATCCGCCTATTGGAGCAAGTCCGCAACAGATTGCAAACGAAGTCATGGTGGCGCTGGCAGCCAAAGCGCGTTATGCCCGCCACAGCGGGGCAGGAGTGATTGGGCAATGAGCACAAGTCCATTGGTGAAATTCACGAAGGGCAGCCGCTCACTGACACTAAGCAGCGGGCGGTATTCAATTTCGGGCGATTTTGTCCCGCCGTCCACTATTGCCCAATCGCAATACGCGGAAAGCACGAGCCTCAATCGGTTCGGTGGCTCGCCGCTGGTGTCACAGAAATATTCCAACCGTCCGTTTGATTTCGGAGTTCATGTCAAGGGCAGCAGCGAGGCGGAAATACGGCGAGCTATCACGGATATTCAAGCCTTTCTAGGGTTGGCAGGCGATGAAGACGAACCACTTTATCTTGAGTTCAATCCCGTCAGCGATACGCCGGAGCCGTTATGGGGGCAATTCGGCGCGAACTATCGCTATGAGGTTGTATCGGGCGATGCAATTGGAATCGGAGAAACCTATTTTATCAGTTCAACCCGCGCCACTGAGATCCCCAACTGTCATATTGCATTGACGCTCAAGCCGTTCGCGCTGGGCAAGAAACAGCGACTTGCCAGTGCAACGGGTGGAATCATCGAAGATGCTTATGGCGCATCCGATGGCATCTCGTATGGATTGAGAATACCGCCCGCGACGACCAATCTATTTACCAATCCCGTGTTTGGCAATAGCGACTACGATAATGGATGGACAGCCCAGGCGGCTTTATCCCAAGTGCAAATCTCTGACGGGATATTTGGCTTTTCCGATGTGGAGTTGATTAATACCGGAACTGCCACACAATACTTTTACCAGACTCTTAGTGCCGGAACAGCCTATCACGCATTGTCGATCTACTGCCGAAGGCGAGACGGGGGAACGGTAACGACGAGTGACATTAACCTTGATTTCAATAATGCACCACAGACCCCGACAATAACCAGCATGAATGGCGGCTTATATGCAGTAGACTATATAGCTACGGCGGGAACTGCGGCAGCAGGATATGGGATTGGCGTGCAACCCGGGAAAAGCGTCATCCTTTGCGGCGCTCAATTAGAAGCGGCGACCTATTACACGCCATTGACACATGGCGATATGCTGGGATGCGCGTGGACAGGAACCACACACGCCAGTACAAGCACGAGAACGGCGGGCCGCATCAGATTGACCAAAGCATCTGACACATTCAATCTGGCCGAGGGCGCTTTCCGCGTCGTGCTCAAATGGAAATTCAATTACACGTTTGGAGCAGCGCAACTCATTCTTGACACGCGGGATGGTTCTCACGCAACCTCATTTTATTTATTCTATGACCAGACCGCAGACAAGTTTACTTTTACAGATGGCGTGAATACGGCGGTCTCCACATCGGCAAAAACACACGCGGTAGGCGATACCATTGTATTGCACGCCAGTTATGGCCCGACAAGCGGGGTTCGATTGTATGAAAATGGCGTGCTGCAATCAGGTGGAGGCGCATACACACCGCCTAGCGCGGGGGCTTATCTCTACTTCGGGACTGACTACACCACTGGGAGCGATTTGCAGGCCGATATTTCGGATATGACAATCTTTGACCGCGAATTGACGGCGGCGCAAGCGCTGAATGATTACGCCAACATCGCACAGGTCATTGCGGACAATCAGCGTGTTGCGCCTATTCCGTGGTTATGGACGAAAGACGGCGATGACGTGGTAGATAACTGCGACGACAGCACAAATGATAATTGGTGTGTGTGCGGCGGGATTCCGGGAAATGCAAAAGCTGATACATTTTATAGATTTGCAACATTCGCACAGGGTCCAGAAGTTCTCATGGGCAATTGGGAAACCGATACATTTTATGCCCCGACCGGAAAATTATTTTTTGATTTTGGTGGTTCTGCTGATGCTGCGTGTTGCGGGGGTGCATATTATAGGCAAGTCATAGGAACAGCCGTCGCCACCATTGGAACATATCCGGCCTGGGGAATGACAGATGATATATATAGAGATGGAATGGGCGGAAAGTCATTCAGATCAGTCGTGCGAATTGCCGACACAGGAACGGGATTGTCTATCGCCACCAAATTCAGCGACGGGACAAATTCAATCATCACTGATTATAAAGGCATCACGGCAGGAACGGCTTACAAACTTGAATTTCCTGGCGATATAATGCTCCCAACCTATTTGTCAAAACAGGACGATATAGTCTATTCAAATCTTGGCATCTATGTTTTGGGCGTTCGTTCATCCAGCTCTGGAACTGTAGATACCGATTATGCAGCCCTATTTCCATCGCCCTGTTTTTTAATAACGGGCCAATCATCAATGGATACATTTGTCGTGAACGGGTATGATGTCAATCAGGCCAATATAGTATCAAGCGGAATCTCAATTCCCACGTCACTTACTGGACAGGTTATTGAATTAATGCCCAACAAGTTTAATGTTCTGACGGTGCTCGCCATGACAAAAACAACCAGGGAATCAATCCCACAATCGTACACTACGGGATTTATATATATTAAAGTAGTTCCGCGCTATCTCATACTATGAATGAAAACGCCCCGAAAGTTCATATCTATAGTTCTGGCTCAACCGAAGTTGCCGACGTTGACAATTCGCTCGCCAATGCGAAGGTGCAAAGTTTTGAAACGCAATACCCCGGCGGCCTGTTCGGCTCCGCTCAAATATTCTGCGCCAGAGACGTTACGCTTCCGTGGCAAGTCAAAGAAAATCAGCGTGTCGTCATCAAGAACGGCTTGACCACAGTTTATGAGGGTAGAATCGTCAGCATCCAAACGACACTTGACAAAAACGATATGGGGATGCTGCTCTTGTGCTCGGGCTATTGGGGTGACGTGCTGGAACAGCGGCACATCAACAAGCGGTGGGCGGACGACCGGATAGACGAGAATGTGTGGATTGAATATGGCAATCCAGGCACAGTCTATGCTCAATTCATGGAAGACAAGTTTACTGTAGAGAGAGTGGACTGTCTTAAGTTTGTTCCGAAAGGTGTTGCCATTGCTCTGAATGAATATGTTGAAGTTGATTACTTTATGCCGATTGGACAGACTGTAAAACGGGTGGTATTTGATTACGAACTTTCGGAAGGCGCACAGGCATGGCAACTCGCCATGTTTGATTATAGCGGTAATGGCCTGTTTGATTTGCAATCTTCTGCAACGGCAGGAACAGATATTACGCTGGCAACTCCGTCTACAGCTATTTTGTTCTTGTTTAGAGCGGGGGCTAATCAGACACCGACCGAAGACGGCGTATATAGGGCGATAGTTAATAATCTGGTGGTTTACTCTGAAATGGGCGCAATCAATTTGACAGAAATTTGTAAGGATGTGGCAGGTTCAATTTCAGACATCAGTACAGATACATCATTGATAAGTTCTGTCGGAATCATGAATCTCACCCCATTCATTACCAATGGATATGAAAAGGCAAGCGACATTCTGATTCGCGCATCATCTTATGGTGATGCGTTTTACGATGCCTGGGCAGTTGGCGTTCGTGAAAGCGACTTGGCATCGGATGGCAAGCCTATTCTGTTCGCAGAACAACAGCCAGCCTTGACGGATTATGATTATGCTATCCGATTGGACGAAACCAATGTCTCGCCGCCCATCACATTTGTGAGAGATTTGGATAGCGTTGTTAATTATGTTATCGTTCGGTATGAACGGCCAGATGGGCGCGGCGAAATTTATATCACTCCAGACGATAACGCGCTTTTGAAAGATACAACCAGCATTACAAGCTATGGACAGCGCGAAATTGTTCTTGATGCCGGACATATAAATGTGGTGACTGCCGCACCCGCTTTTGGCAGGAGATATCTCTTACAACACAAAGACCCGAAATATTATGTCAGTGCTCCCATCAAAATAATCGGCACGATTCGCGCCAAGAGCGGAAACATGATTCCGGTTTCGCAAATCAGGGCAGGCAAGCGATTGAAAATCGAGAACTTTTTGGGTGATTTGAGCGGAACGGGATTGACATTTTTGATTACGCAGACGAGTTATGAGTGTGAATCGGAGACAAATTCGGTCAGTGTGGGATTCCCCGACAATCTGGCGGTATGGCTGGCTCGGTACGAGAGATATAAAGAGACTGGACAAACCTAACCCTACTCTTGCATGTACTTCATCCGCCGAGAGAAATGTGGAACCGGAATGACTGGCTGCATGGGAACGGGTGATAAAGTCACAACTGGTTGAGCTGGTTTATTCTCTTTGCCGATTCTTGCGCGTGGTGTAGGGATAGGGCTTCGTAATGTGGGCCAAGGCGTCACGGATGGATTGAGCGGGCTGAGAAATGAATCGGATGGGGTTCGGTCAGCGGTCAAAAGCAATGTCGTCAAAAATGCCAAGAAAAGAAGCCAAGCAATCGCTTTGATATTCATATTGTCGCCTCTTTATTTTGTCTAAAGTTTAGCATAGATTGGCCCAATATTGCAACTATCTTTCCAGCGCCGCCCTGGCCGCGTCCATCGCGGCGGAAATGGGGCGAAACAATTAAACCCTATCCTCTTGCCATTCTATTGCGCCATTCGGGAATCCAAGTAGACCATTCCTTGTGTTCTATAAGTAGAACACGCGGAGAAGGATCGTTGGAACATGTCCATATTTGCACGGGAATGCAATTATTTGCTTCTGTCCCCACACTCGGCATTTCAATTCTTAGTTCAGTGGGAATAAGCAAATCGTTTTCATCACGATATACAGAATATGGCATCCATGTTTGACTTGTCCAATTGAGACCAAGAATATTTTTTCTGGACATGGGTTCTCCTTCACGATTCTCCCAATGCTGCTCTTGCCGCGTCCATCGCGGCGTCAGTCGCGGCGTCGTTGTATTCACGGATAACGGCGCTTTTGTGGCGGCTCTGCGCCACGATTTTGTGCTCTGGCTCGCCCGCGCGGTAAGCGCTCGTGATGCCGCCGCGACGGAAGTGCAAGGGTAGGGGGCATTAAGTTTGAAATGAACACGGCGAAAAGTTTTGGTTCGCATAAGTTCTCTTTGACGAAGCAAAAATCCCTTGATTTTATTACCTTTTCACTTGCCATGTTTTTTGAGATAATCAATTACTTTCTGGATTCGTTCTATACTATCATTCACATCGCCTAAAGCAAAATTGCATTTCATACAAATAATTCCGCGCACTTTGCCAGTTCTATGATCGTGGTCAACATGAATCTCTTTACTTTTTAGTTTTGAGAAATCGCGCCCACAGCACGCGCACTTATTCCCTTGCTTCTCAAGTTGTGCCAGATACCATTCTCGTGATACGCCATGATTCTTTTCAATGTAATAAAGTCGTCTTCGCAATTGTACATCTGCCCTTGAATTATATTCCTCTATCTTTTTCTTGTTTCTCTCTCGCCAAGCTTTTTGATAGTCTCCATCAGGCATACACCAAGCGCATATTCCGGTTTGGTTTGCGTAACTGATTCTTCTGCCACACTTTCTACATTTTCTCTTAGCCATAAGCAAAGCGCCCTCCAAGTGTCGCCATCAGTTGCTAAGGCCAACGGCGGGACGTTTAGTCCGCACTTGGAGGGCGTTCTGCCCCACAACTCCAAATTGTGAATGACGGCACTAATGCAAAACGCCCCGAACCCATTGACCTTAGCGCCCTCATTGTATCACGCTCTGCCGGCCTTGTCAATCTCTGGAAACGCAATCTCCCAACGTTTGCAGAACCGCCGTGCGCCGCGCTCATCAGTGAAACGTCCGCGCCGTTGCGGAAAGCGCAGGCGGCTATCAGAGTAATACCTATCATAC